GCAGGTGCATTAATAATGTAACATCAGAGCAGCAGGTGCAGTAATCAAACACCATTAATAATGCATCATTGATACAATGCATTGAAAGTGCAGCTTGTAAATTGAAACGTATTGCTTTCTGCGTATATGTGCATTGACCCACCCCCGGGGGGAAAATCGCGCATTGTGAATGCACGATTAGTTCCACACTCTGATATTTTGCAATATTTTTTAGATAATATACTTGCATTCTCCATAAATAGGTACTATAGTAGAATTATGAAAGAGAAAATCCCCAAAAAGCACGTACGCTTGACCCTAGAGGTAAAAGTCACTAATGAGTTGGGTCAAACACTCCACGATTACCAGTTGACTACTTATAGACGAGACGTGGCTGAGCTGCTGGAAGCCTTGGCCCTGACCCTCATAAAACATAAAAAGGAGCCTGAACATGTTTAGAAGTCGCTGCCAGCGAGGAGTACACCGGTTTCAGCCCCGATATAGTGTCGTCGCCCCTGCGTGGCTGTCCCTAGTGGAGAATATAAAAGGGCTGCACCCTAAAGAGGCTTACGAAAAGCATTATGTGTGCGACGTATGTGTCCGCTGCGGAAAAACTATTAAAACATAAAAAGGAGCCTGACCATGCCGAAACCACCGCCGAAGCCAGTACAGACCACCGTTGACCTGTCGGATATCTATGCGCGACTGGACGCTATCGAGGTCAGATTGGACGCTATCGACCCCTCTACCCCCACTACTCCCACCATTGAGCTGCAGACCCTCAAGAACAGGGTCCGAGTGCTTGAGCTGTCGATGGCTAACGTGATTACCCGACAGGGTCCGGGGTGAGTGGTGAAGTATACCACAATAAAAGGCACCACTATTGCTGGCGATGTGCCTTGCGAGACTGACGGTTGGGTAAGAAAAGCCGACCTCCGCAAGCTGGTGGAGAAGTGGCGGAAAGAACACAAGGACGAATACTATTATCATGCAGGCTTATTTGCCGATGATCTTGACGAACTACTGGACGGAGGGGGTGAGTGATGGCTTGTTTAAAGTGCGGTGGGACTTGTCACAACGATGAGAGTTGTGGGAAGAAAAAACAGAAAAAGGAGGATAAAATGGCAGAGAAGAAAACAAACTCGCGCTCCCTTAGCCAAGAACAGTACTTTGAACTGCGTACCTTGATGGCAGCCAAGTTAGGGGGTTACGAAACCCTACCCCTCCACCGCGAGCCGTATGCGCAGCTTATGTCCAAGGAGTTGGGTTTTGATATAGCCCCTTCCGCAGTCGATCGAGTCTGCGCAGCGATTGGGATAGGCCCCCGTAAGGCTCGCCCTACTTCAGATAAGAAAATCGATGAGCTGGATGCCTATGTGACTGAACTGTGCAGGGCAGTAGCTGACCTCAAACAGCGGGTCGCGCAGTTGGAAGCCAATCAGTTGGGGAAGGGGGACGAGCTGTTTCTACGGGGAGTGACGAAATGAAAACCCTTGAACCGATCCTGCCGATGCCGATGCTGCTCATCGAGGAGATCGCGCCTAAACTTGACGTTTCTTCCAGCTTGCTGTATCAGATAGTAAGGAAGAATCATAAACCCGGTCCCGCCTCCCGTCGACGAATACAGCGGGCCACGGGGCTACCGGACGACCTTTGGGAGCGACCCGGGCATGAAATCAGTGAGGCAATCTACTATTGGCACCTCGACCAGCGCCAAGACCAGCGCCAAGGCGTTGACGATATTCTCTAAGGCTCCGCGCATTCAGCCTAGAGAGATCCGGCCAGCCGTGGTCATGGGCGACGCTCAGAGGCTGTCGGACGCGCTGTCGAACTACTTTAAGCTGCAGGTCACCGAGGAGGTCCCGCCGACCTTCGAGGGGTTGGCCTTAGCTGCGGGGTTCTCCAGCTTCAGTCAGATGAAGCAGGCGCTGTTCGACGATAAGCACTCCCAAGTCTCGAAAGATACTATTGTCATCGCCTGTGCCCGGATCGCGGACCATTATCAGCAGTGTGGGCTGATGGAGCGGCTCAATCCGGGGTTCATAAAGTATCTGCTCTCCGCCTATCTCAACATCAGCGAGCGTTCCATTGCCGAGAGCCAGCATACCGAGGACAAGACTATTACCGTCAGGTGGCAGGAGGGTCCGCAGGACGTGGCAGCGCCGACCAAGGAGGCGATCAAGCAGACGGCCAGAGACACGAGAGCGCTGGCCGACGAGCTGGCCGACCTCGAGCTGGAGGAGCTGCTGTGAGTAAGTCGTACTCTGATATAGCGATAGACTTCTCACCCCGGGCCGCGCAGAAGCTGATCCTGCGGCGGCTGGACGCCTTCAGATTCGTTACTGCGGTCTGTCACCGACGACTGGGTAAGACCCTGCTGGCCGTCAACTGGCTGGTGCGCGAGGCCCAGAGGCTGAAGCTGGACGACTACCGGGGGTACTATTTTGCCCCTACCGCCAAGCAAGCGAAGCAGGTCTCGTGGACCTACTTTAAAACATTCTGCGACCCCTTCGTACGCCGGGGGCTGGTGAGCTTCAATGAAACAGAACTCAGGATCGACTTCCCACAGAACATCAAGATTTACCTTGGCTCGGCAGAGGCGATTGAGAACTACCGTGGTATCTACATCGATCGTATGGTGGGAGATGAAGTTGCCTCATGGCCTAACGCTGAGTATGCCTACACTGAGGTCCTGCGGCCTGCTATGGCCGATCGTCTTGCCAGCGGTCTATTTATTGGCACCGTTAAGGGACTCGACAAGTTCCACGAGTTCTACACTTACGGACTGAGCGACGACCCCATGTATGCCGAGTGGGTCAGCGTCAACCTGCCGGTCAGTCTCACTAAAATCATTTCGGAGCACGAGTTGCAGCAGCTCCGGGGCATTATGAGTCAAGCAGCTTATGAAAGGGAATTTGAAAACAACTTCTACGCCGAAGTCGACGATATGCTCATCTCCTCTCGCGAGGCGAAGGGTGCGGTCGATCGAAACCTTGATTCGTCGATTGTCAGGTCGTCCCCGATTCACATTGGCGTCGATGTCGGACGAGGGGGAGACCCGTCCTGCATAATCGAGCGGCAGGGTCCGCTGCTGCGTAATATCACTCTGCTCGACCTCCCTGACAATATGAAGGTGGCTGACCGGGTGTCGGCGCATCTCAAGACCCTGCGCGGTCAGGTCTACGTCTACATCGATGCCGGTCACGGGGCCGGGGTCATTGATCGCCTGCGGCAGCTCAAGCACGATAACATCGTCGAGATCCACTTCAACCAGCAGTCGCCGGAGATGAACTGCGTCAACATGCGGGCCGCTATGTATTACCGCATGAAGCAGTGGCTGCGCACCGGCAGCATACCGGGCGACCCGGAACTGCTCGGTGAGATCACCAACCAGATGCTGGAAGAGGATACGTCGAGCCGGATCAAGCTGGTCAGGAAGAAAAAGATAAAAGACCGGCTGGGGCGTTCACCTAACAAATCGGATGCCTTCGCGCTTACTTTTGCCGAGATCGACGAGGTGCTTACCGATCAGGAGCTTGCCCGGGACTACCTTGACAGGCACGGGATACCGGGGGTAACTAGTGAGGCTAGTTATGATCCGTTGAGCTATATGGACGACCTTGTAGCGGGTGAGGGTAACACGGACGACTATGACTTTTTTGATTGACAAATAATTTAATTTTTGGTACGCGGAATGTATGGAGTACAGCCTGCCCTTGATTTACCGCAACTTTGGCTGTACAATTATTGGAAAGCCCTGCTCGATGCCGACTTGTTAAAGTATCGCTTATGCGATGTAAAAGACCCTATGGTTGAGGACGCGCTTGCTATGCTCGGACGCATTGGGCTACTGTCGTTTAACGTAGTGGATGTCGAGCGGGCAGCTATTGTCGCGGATTTCTCACTGGAAGGGTTTGTTGGTAAAGCGGCGATGGTTCACTTCTCTATGCACCCGGATAACCCGCCCCAGTATTCCATGAAACTGGCCCGGGAAGTCACGGATGACATTCTCAATATATGGTGCGAGTCAGGTTCTGACTCGCCTTTTTTGTATACGCTATACGGACTCACGCCCGTTACCAATCGGGCTGCATGTGCGTTTGTTCGCCGGGTCGGTTTTAGAAAAATCGGCACTCTTCCTCACGGTCAGATGGTTGACGGGCGTGAGTATGTAGACGCACAGATTACAATAAAGGAGCGCAGAGATGGGCGGTAAGGGAAGTATGGGGCAAGCGCCGGACCCCCAGCAGATGAGCTACAGCGGAGGTGGGTCGGCTGGTGGTGGTAAAGCACCCAACCCTTACGCGGGGGGCAACAAGAATGTGGGCTACTGGAATCCCGGCGGTGGCAAGGTGCCGAGTTACGAGAAAGGCGGCAGCCAGAATGATAAAGCGCCACGAACGTATTCTGCCGGGGGAACGCTTGTCGGTGGTAGCCTTGCGGCCTATTTAGAGGGCAGGAAGCAGAGGCGGCTGGCTGAGAATGCCGTGCATCTGGCGGCTGGCAAGAAGGCAGTCAAAGGTCGGGCGGCGATGAAAGGGGTTCCTGCGGGGCATACTTACCCCAGTTTTTCGACTTTTGGTCCACAAGACCTGTTGCGGGGTTCGGACAATAATACCGGTTCGTTGCTTGGCGGCAGCGAAGAAGACGATAGATAGGAGGAAGATATGGGCGGTAAAGGAGGAGGGGGAGGGATAGACCCCCAGAATGCGCAAGCGGCGTACGACAATGCCTATAGTGCCGCTCAACGTGGGGCGTCTTATGACTCAATAGCAGGGCAGTTTGGCGGGGCCAATGCACCCTATGCGCAGTATGGACAGGCGGGGTTTAACGCGGCGAGACCTCCTGCGCCCCCGATGATAGAATTTCCCGAGATAAAGCCTTTCGAGTTTGATACCTCTGCCTACGAAGAGAACGCTGAGAAGCAGCAGCAGCAGTATGCGCAGCAACTTGCTGATGCGGAACGCAGACAGAAAGAGGCTGAAGAACGGGCGGCGCGGGTTGCGGGGGAGAACGAACGCGATCAGCTTTACTCTTCCTATATGGACGCGGCAGGCACGGCCACGGATTTCGTTAATTCGGAGATCAAGAAAGAGATGTCCAACGCTCGGTTGCTGGGGATTGATTACAGCGTCGAGGACGAGCAGAAGCAGACGCGGATCAGCGACTATTTTTCTACCGTATGGGGTGAGGGTGATCAGTCGCGGCTTGAGGCGCTGATGGATAAATGGGGTAAGCCGAAGGGCTTCTCTGACTGGATTCTGACCCGTGGTGAGGGTGGCACTTATGGGGACACCGCAGGGACGGAGAATCCGGTTGCCGTCGCCACAGGTCAGAAACCAAAATTGCCGGTTCTTGAGGAAAAGGACGAAGAGATCCTCGGGGCGGCTAGTGTACTAGGAGCTTAGTATGGGTGGGATATTCTCAAAAGGCAGCTCAGCCCCTGCTCCGCAGATGCCGATGACGGCACCGGAGTCGCCCGATTTCACTCCGATACTGGAAGCTATGATGGGAATGATGGAAGCGATGTCGGCTAACACCATGTCGATGATGCAGTCGATGTCGTCTATGCAGACCCCGCAGCTTCCTCCGATACCGGAGATTAATGTACCGGAGCCGGAGCGCAATCCCGAGGTCGACTGGACTGAGAAGCAGGAGCAGTTAGCCAAGAAGATGCAGGGGGACTATGCGCTAGAGGCCGATCGAAAAGGACGGCTGGAGACGGTGCTGACTTCGCCACTGCTTGACGAGGAAGACGCAATGGTAGACAGTTCCGTATTGGCGGGTAAATAATATGGCATACTCATACAGCGAGGCGAGTGCGACGTACGAGACGCTGAAGAACGAGCGCAGCGAGTGGGAGGCGGAATGGCGCAATATAAGTCTGTATTTACTGCCGGGACGGGGGATATTCACTGGTTTATCGAGGCCGAACAAGCGCAAACTTACGTCTCCGAAGGTGATCAATACTATCGGAGAAGACGCCCTGTATGTACTTACCTCGGGTATGCACGGAGGACTTACCAGTCCAAGTCGCCCGTGGTTCAAGCTCGGCTGGCAAGACGCCAATCTGGAGAAGGTTGAGGCGCTTAAGGCATGGTTGCAGGATTGTCAGGAGCGGCTGCACGCCGCCCTGCATTTAAGTAATTTTTATTCTGTCATCAATTCTTTTTATATAGAGTACGCCGGATTCGGGACGGGCAGCACCTATGTCGGTCACGATACCGGCGACGATCTGGTGCCTTTCCGTTTTGAGCTGCTGACCGCAGGCGAGTACGTCTTCTCTACTGGAGCCGATGGCAGGCCGGATCAGTATTTTCGAGTGGTGTTTATGTCCGAGCGCCAATTGGTGCAGAAGTTTGGCGGAACTAGAGAACAGCAGTCGCGGGTAGCTAAGAACGAGGCAGCCGCTGACTCTACTTTCTATTCTGTACTGGAGTGCGTGCGCAAGGAGCGCTGGCGGGATTTCAATTACAAACGCTATTTTTTCCTTTTGCAGAGCAGCCATGTATCGACTTCCTCAACCTTGGAAAATCCCCTCAAGACAGACGGTTTTCACGAATTTCCGTATCCTCTGGCTCGTTGGAATACTATCGGTTCTGACGATTATGGTATTGGCCCCGGTAGCCGTTCGCTTCCTGATGTCAAGCGCCTGCAGGAGATGGAGAAGTCTTTCCTGATGGCGACCCACAAAACGATCAATCCGCCGCTGAATGTACCGGCGCGGATGCGGGGTAAGCTCAATACGCTTCCCGGGGGCTACAACTACTACGCCAACCCTAATGAGACGGTCAATGAACTCTATCAAGTCCGATTCGATTTCAATGGAGTCAGTGCTGCTGTCGAGCGAGTTGAGCAGCGAATACAGCGAAACTTTTTCAACGATATATTCCTCACGGCAGCCCGCGACCCCAATGCAACCCCCTACAAAGCTACCGAGGTTAACGCCCGAGAGCAGGAAAAGATGCTGCGTCTCGGACCAGTTATTGAACGACTCCAGCATGAATTTCTGCAACCCCTTATTGAGCGGTGCTTTAACATAATGCTGCGTAAGCAGTTGCTGCCTGCGCTCCCTCCCGATCTGGCGATGCTGGCCGGGGACTATGAGATCAAACTCATCTCGCCGCTGGCGACGGCTCAGCGTTCCGTAGCCTTGCAGGGGATCAATTCGTTTATGGCTTTTATAGGCAACGCTGCCCAATTCGATCAGCAGATACTTGATAATGTCGATGTCGATATGGCGGCCCGTGAGTACGCCGACATTACCGGGGTGGAGATTGGTGTGCTGAGACCGCAGGAAGAGGTGCAGAAACTACGGGCCGAGCGTGAAAAAGCCATGCAGGAGCAGAAGCAGCAGGAGCAGGCGATGGCGATGGCTGGAGCACAGACGCAGCTTGAGGGGGAACGGGCCGCTGCCAGAAAGGACGAGGCGGATGCGGCGGTCTCGCAGGTTGAGGCGACTGAGATGGCTCAGTCACTGGGGCTGATGTAATGGCGCGGAAGAAGACAGACGAGGAAAAAGCCTACCATGTCCTACTGGAAAACGTGCGAGAGATGTACAAACACCGCTTTGGTAGAGATGTGCTTTGGCATATTCTATCCTTCTGCGATCTTTACTCGGACACGTACACCGGGGATCGAAGAAGCGATTACCTTTCGGGCAAACGCGGAGTGGGTCTGTTTATCCTGCAAATGCTCGAAGATGCCGATCGAACAGCCTACCCAAGATTACTTTTAGAAATGCAAAAACGTGAGGAGAATAACGATGGCGGAAGAAACAGCACAAGCAACCGAGACGACGGAGACTCCGACAGTGGAGACGCCGACGGAGCAGCCTACGATTTTGGAGACGACGACTGAGCCAGTAGCAGCGGTCAGTCCTGAACCAGTATCCGAACCGGCCCAAGAAGCGCAGTCAACCGAACCGGAGAGCACGACAGAGCCAGAGCCTGAGTCTACAGAACCAGAGCCAGATGCTCGGGTGGTGCCGAAGCCGAGTGAGTATGAGCTGCCAGAGGGGTTACCGGATAATATAAGGATCTTTGCCCACGAACATGAATTTACTCAAGACCAGCTCAATGCGTCGCTGGGGTTCTTTTCCCAGTACATGCAGGCGAATGAGGAGCAGTACACTCAGGCACGCCGGGAATTGGGGCAGGCGGTAGTTAAGAGTTGGGGCGCGGAAGCGAATACCAACAAGGCGCTGGCCTTGCAAGCAACCCAATTGTTGAACGAGGAGATTCCCGGTTTTTCTGATTATGTGAAGAAGACCGGAGTGATTGACGATCCTTATGTAATTCAAGCCCTTCACGTAGTGGGTAAGTGGGGTCAAGAAGGTGGCTTTATAACTACAGGAATCCCCCGTCCGCCCGGTGAAAAATCCGTGGCGGATGCGATGTACGGGGATTCGCATCCACAAAAATAACAAGGAGATAAATTATGGCTTTTACACCAATGACAGGTTCGGAATATCCGAATCTAGCGAATCTGACCAAACGGATGGACCCGGATGGAAAAATCGCGAAAATAGCGGAGCTGCTTGAGCAGCAGAACCCCATCCTAGAGGATGTTCCTCTGGTCGAGGGTAACTTGCCTACCGGTCATCGTACTACGGTTCGGGCTGATTTACCGACTCCGACATGGCGTAAACTTAACTACGGTGTCAAACCGACCAAAAGTTCCACGGCGCAGGTCGATGACACTATCGGTATGCTGGAGGATTATGCGGAGGTCGATAAGGACCTTGCCGAGTTGAACGGTAACTCTGCAGCGTTTCGCATGTCTGAGGACACACCTCATCTTGAGGCGATGTCTAATACGATGGCGTCCACTATTTTTTATGGGGACACCGGTTTGTATCCTGAACGGTTCTTAGGACTCGCTCCGCGTTATGACGCATTGACTCTTGTAAAACCGGACGCCCAAACTAACTCAGCTTATTTGAAGAACATTATTTCTTGTTCTGACGGGTCACCGACTGCTGATGTGCAAACTTCCATGTACTATGTGGTGTGGGGGGAGAACACAGTGCACGGTATCTACCCGAAAGGTTCACAGGTAGGGCTGAAGGCGCAGAATCTTGGCGAGGTCACCCTGTTTGACGATGACGGCGGGCGCTTCCAAGGGTTCAGGACTCATTATCAGTGGAAAATGGGTCTGTGTGTTCGCGACTGGCGATACGTCGTGCGTATCTGCAACATCGAACTTGGCGACATGGCAGTAGCGGCCAGCCAGAAACTGCTGTACACCGCGATGATCAAGGCGATGTATGCGACTCCGATGCGGGCGCGGGGTGTTTTTTATGCCGCCCCGGCAGTTTGTGCGATGCTTGATCAAGCAGCAATCGAGAAGTCTAACGCGGCGCTCGGTTACCAGACGGTATTTGGTAAAGAGGTGCTGGGGTTCCGTGGTATTCCGATTAGAACCTGTAATGCGCTCCTCGAAACTGAAGCAGTTGTAACCTAATAACTAGGCAGCTAGTTAGTTGGTTAGTCGATGCTACTAATTTAATCAGGAGAAAGATATGATACTTGACAAGACAACATTGTGGGCTGATTCGTTGGCGCATGACGGGACTCCGACTACTCTTGACCTCGATGTGGTCAATCCCGGTCCCGGTAAACCGATCAACTGCTTCTTCACCACTGAAACAACATTGACTGGCGCAACCGCTATCGCCTTTCTCGACGACGCCGATGGCGACGCCGATGAGGCACTGTTTACTATCGAAGCCGTTCCGGCTGCGGGGGTGACTATTCAGTTCCAGCTCCCCTCCGACTGTAAACAGCATGTGGTTGTGGCGCTGACCGGGACCACCTCGGCAGGGGTGTATTCCTGCGGAATCGTCCTTGAAGGCGTTCAGACCAACGCTTAACCTTGATCGCGCCCCTGCTCCGGTGGGGGCGCACTCGTAAGGAGGCACTATGAAGTGCGTATGTGTGCGGGGTTGCTATGTAGCAAATGCGGAGGGCAGGCATCAGCAGTTTGAAGTAGGACAGATAGCTGAATTTGTGGTGTGCCCTAGTCACTTCGTGGAGCTTGGGGGTAAGAAGATCGATTTTAACACTGCTGGTGAAGCTGAGTTACTCGAAGCCGAGTATGAACTCGATAACCTGAAGGAATTTATAGAGAAAAGATATGACAAAAAGTCAGGTAATCGGGGAAAGGAGCGCACGGTAGCGCTGTTGCTCGACTGCCGGTACCGGGCGATTGACACGGATCTGAATAAGGTGCTCTAATGGCGACATCGAAGGTCGATATATGTAATGTTTCGCTGGCTATGCTCGGCGCTGACTCTATCCGAACGCTTACTGAGAACAACAAGCGGGCGCGGATGGCGTCGGCCTTCTTTGATTTTACTCGTGACTATATACTCGCGAAAGTCGATTGGTCGTTTGCCCGTAAGTATGTGCAGTTACAGCCGCTGGATCAGGACGACTATACTGTTCCCGATAATTTATATGTGTATTCGCTGCCCAGTGACTGCCATGTGGTGCGGGATATGCACCCGCCCGGGTCGAAAGATAAGTGGCATGTAATGGGGCGGTTGTTTTACTGCGAGTCCGATACCGGTACTGATGTGTACATCTATTACACTGCTAAGATTACCGATATCACCATTTACTCTAGCGCCTTTAATAACCTCCTCGCCCTTGGTCTGGCGGTTAAAATGGGGCCAGCACTCACTCAGGATAAACAGTTGGTGGGTACCCTGCAGGAGCAGTTCATGGTAGAGCAGCTCAATGCATGGGAGACCGATGCGAATATAGGTAATCAGTACCGGGCTTTTGACGAAGATCCTAATAACGATACCTTTGTGTACCCGGATGGGTACAGCGAGCTTGATTCGTACCGCAGCAATGAGGACGACAGCTAATGCCTTTTTACCGTCTTAAGCACTCCTTTACCGCAGGCGAGCTGTCGCCGTTGATGAATGATCGGGTTGATTTTGAGCGTTACCGGAACGGTTGCAAGGTGCTGCGTAACATGTTCTGCGCAACGCAAGGCCCAGCGATCCGGCGTCCCGGGACAAAATTTGTTTATGATCTTAATACTCTCAGTATCGATACTGACGACCCTCAAGTACGACTGATTCCTTTTATCTTTAATGAGACCCAAGCGTATGCGCTGGTGTTTTACAAGCATATCGACGGAGATATCCGGCTTGTGTTTGGGGCGACGACTTCTGCAGACGTAGACGGGTTGGTAGTCGGAAGCGGGGTAGCCTGCGAGTATGACTTTGAAGTAAGGCAGGAGTACACGGGGCCAGACACTTACAATTTCACTCTTCCGGCGGGGCTTACTTACGTTGATGCGACAGGGTACCACACGGCAGCGGATGACACCGAGACGACGCTGACCGAGGTTGCCAGTGGCCCCGGAGCGGGTGAGTTTGATGTCACTTACACTGCCGGTACCGGGGCGACGGCGATCGAGGTCGGCACTGGCAGTCCGGCA